AAGGTTATAGCATGATACCGCTTGCTCAACAGTTCCTGTCTCTGTTCTATCGTTATTACTTGTAGCAGACCAAGCAGCATTATTATCCCCATCATGTCCCTCTGGACTGCCGTAAGCTGCTTGTACCCATTCTTGATAATCAAGCATTCTCTTATTTGCATTAGAAAATCCTCTAGCAAAATCATACCAGTTATAGTTTTCTGTGCCACTCACAGGGAGCGCGTTATACTCACTAAGCAATTCTGTGTCTGGCCATGTTCCGGCTCCTTCACTAGCAAGATAGATATCCGCCCAAAAGTTTGATACTTTGACCATACCTGTCGGATCGCAATAAGGTCGATAATTAAGTGACCAGACTGAGTTCGGCAGTATATTAACCTCAATTGATGCTGTATCATTATATCTTTGAGCAGTAGTTCTTATACGCCCATAATGAAACCCGCCAATCTTGCGACTGTTATTTTCTGTGTACGTATCTGGATAAGTTGAATTAATAGAAATCACAAAATCAGGCTCAGCTCCACTTGAAGGCTGCAAAGCATAGATATAATAGTTTTCACCAAGAGTGAAACTTACAAAACTTCCGTCACTATCGGCAGCGGTTAAAATAGTATCAGTTTCTTTTTTGAGATTCTGACGATCTATTCGCAAAGCCAGAGGCGGGACTGTAATTTCATCAGCAGCACTTTTTTCGATATGACCTTTGAAATTGAAAAATGAAGGTGAATCAGCTCCTACGAATGTTAGCATTGATTAATCACCTCCTGGACTTCATCAATAGTGAAACCTAATTTGAATATTTTTCCGTTCGGATTATCGACTAGTTTATACTGAACAATCGTTTCTGTGCCTTCTTCTTCCTGAGTCATTACTTTATATTCAGGCTCAGGACCAGTCCGGTCACTTTCTGCAGCAAGCTCCTTGTCAAACTTATACTTTTTGGCTGTATTCAGCAGCCCCTGGTATGCTCGCTTAACTTTGGATGTATAACCAAAGTCATTAATTACATTTTCATAATCCTGCCTTGAGTTTAAAACTTTAGGAAAACCTCTCATATATTATCTAACCTCCATTGCTAATGAGCCGTCTATCATTTTTAATTTGTAAATATCATCTGTTACATCATCAGTTATGTTATTTTCTGGATTCGAACCTTCCGGGCCAGCCTTCACGAGCCCGTATTCGACCTTCTGAATTGTTGCATCTATCACTGTGTCAAATAGCACTATAGTTGTTTCATCATCACCTGAGCTATAACTTGCTGATTCTACAGCCGAATAAACTGAACTTGCATCAAGAGTTGCTTTAACTTTTCTGTTGGTAGCAAAAACATCTGTATAATCACCAGGCACTGTAAAAGTATCGGCGCTTACATATGTTGCGGTTAATGTACTATCAATCCATTCTGTCATGTTTTCAGCGAGGTCAGACTTGATTGTTCCGTCTTCATTTATCGCAACTTCTAAACGCTCCCAAAGAGTATTTTTAGAGCCTCTTGAAACTCTTATATCCTTAATATAAGGATTATATTCATTCTGCAGCACCCATTCTGACCCGTTAAAAAATTTCATCTTTGCATCGGTCCAGCCTTCTGAAATATCTAACCAGGGCATCCCCTGATAAGTTTCAGTTGGAGCTGTTTCTGCTGCAAATTGAGTTACAAGAGACAAAAAGTTGCCGTATAAAACTTGTTTAAGTCCCGGGCCATTAGCATCAAGCCCATCTTTATTTGTCGTTCTTATATCAAAATCTTGAGACATGTCATCACTCCTTTAGTATCCTTCAATTATAATCTTTTCTGCAGTTCCTCCAACATCATTATTATTAATGTCTTTGATAACTACATCTACACTATCTATAGTTTTATTTTGAAAATCAGCATATTTCATTGTCGATCCGTCCTGCAGCAAGTAGTAATTATATCCACGCGGCACTTCATAATACTCTATTCCATAATCACTGTAATTAATTGTTGTTCCGCCTAATGGTACTGATAGATTGTCAATTTCTAGCTCCAAATCAGGTACATCAAAAAAATGTTTAATCTGATTGAGCTCAAATTCAGCAGTTTCAGTCTCTAGCTGAAAAGTAAATTTGAACTGACAATACCTAAATTTGTATTCTCCAGTCATATACTGCTGCCAATCAGTCCAGGTGACATTATCATCCGAAAATCTAACAAAAATTTGTGTGTCATAAATAGCTGGCGGATTATCTAAACTGTTACTAGGAAAATCATCAAGGCCACGATTAGGAAAGCTTAGCAAACTTAATCCTAAATCTTGAAAAAACCAATCTTTTTTGAGTCTTATATCCGTTCTTCCGACTCGAACTGTATCAACAACTTCTGTCATATATTCAGCGCTAAAATCATAATCGGGTAAACCATCTGCAAAAGCTGGTATATCAGGCCAATCGTCAAGATTATAGCCCGCCAAATCTTCTAAATTATACATGTGAAAAAATGCTATCTTTCCATTAATGTTTCCTATATTATCTAATGTTGCATTATCTATATAATCAAGCTCATTTCTTTCAATAATTATGTTGAGCTCCTGCCCAGTACCGGAAACTTCAAAAATTGCAGAAGTGAAGCTGCTTGAATACTGTCTTACTCTATCGATTGTCTTAATCATATACATATGAGTTCCATCTATTTCGTTTTCAGAAGTCCATCTGTCTCCAGTTAGCTTAGTTCCGAGCACTTCTCCATTGTCCCAGTCTGTTCCTTTTCTAATTTCATAGCCTAAAACATCAGGCTCATCTACTTCCCGCCATTTAAATATTAGATTTGCACCTTTTTGGGCCACTTGCAAAATTTCAGGTGCTGCAGGTTTGTTATCTTTACCAGATATTACAATCTCTCTTGAGATTATTCCATCACTGGTTATGCTTCTATATTTCGATACAGTTCTCACTCTAACTTGATAAGATGAATTAACCTTTAAATTTTCTATTTCAAAATTATCGCCTTCTGTTTCTCCTCTAATTCTATAAGGACCGCCATTTTCAGAAATATCTATAATTGCTTTACTAAATCTTTCATCATCTGGAGTAGTAAATTCAACAATAAGATTTGGCATTAAATTTCCATCTACAGTTGTGTATCCATATTCTGATACTTGTAGATCAGATACTTCTCTAGGAGCTTCCAATGGGTTTTCCAGTTCTGAACCGTAATTTTCTTGCTGCACTAAACCATCGTCGGTGTAAATTGCTTCATTATATTCAATCGCAGTAATAGACATGTTTTCTTCATCATCTTCTAATATTTCTGTAATTCTGAAAGGTTTATCGGTCCACCCTGGTCTTTCATGAGTGACTAATATCTTGTCTCCTACTTCCGCCTCTATTGAATTTATTCCAGCGACAAAACTAATTATTTGTGTGGACAGTTTTGACTTTTTTTGATAGTACCTTGCTTCTCTACCCGCTTGCGAGAAACGGTTAATACCATTAAGAGATATAGTTTTCATAGATTCTCCAGGCACGCTGTTATCTATGAACCTAGCTCCGATAGTTTCAAAGTTTTCATCTGGATCAGTATATTCAACAACAACTTCTCTTAATCTTTCTTTTCGAGAGGAACCACTTCTTGCAAAACTACCTTGAATAATATTATCTGTTTCTTCATTATCAGAAAATATAAAGCTTTGGGTTGCTACATCTGGCTTATCAATTTTTAGTTTTAACTTGCCGTCAGACCAAATTAGAAATGCTCTAAAAGTAGATAGCATTTCATTTAATATGTCTAATGCTGAACTTTTGGCATCTATAACAAAATCTAGTTCAAAGCGCCTTTCTCCATCAACATACTGATCAGCATATGATGCAGCCTCTTTAAAAGTTTCCAAATCTATAAAAGCATCAGAAACACCAAAACCAAATCTTTTATTGCTTATAAAATCTAAAGTACACCATACAGGGTTATTACTGTATTTTGTTACCCATCGGCTCCCGGTCCACACTCTTACATGTCGACCTTTTACAATCGCAGTCATTGTTGGAGTGCCTGATGTCTCTAGTTTATTAGCGTCTAAAGTTTTTGAATAATAAGCAAGAAATGGGAATGTTTGATTGTTATCGTTTTTTGACCATGCTGATTGGTTTCTATATCCTAATCTAGTTTCTGCGCTTATAGTTTTATCGTCAGCTTTAATTTCTTCGATTGATTCAATTGGTCCTTCCGAAATTCCAACTTGCAAATCCATTAAATTATCATTATTGCCACGAATCTTTTGATTAATGATATTCCCGGCAACTAGATTTTTCCCGTAAACTACAGGTACTGGTATTTGATGAGACTTTGTGTTAGAGATCGGGCCGAAACTATAAGTTGGTGAGTTTTTAGATTGGTTCATGCTTTCTTGAAATTCTTTAGCTTCTTTATAATTATCGTAAGAATTACCTACACTGAAACCTATCATTGCCCCAGCTGCGATTGTTACACTTGCTGCTGTACTGGCCGCTGCTGCTCCTGCTGCTATTCCAACTAATGCTCCTACTCCCATTTCTTCACCTCGCTCTCCATATACTATGCAATCTTTTTTCCCATTTTGAAAATTTACTTATCCTTGCTTTCGAATTATCAAAAATATGAATAAATCTATATTCATCAATTAATACTCCGGCATGTCTCGGAATTCCCCCAACTTCAAAAACTAACACATCAAATATTTGTTTTTTATCTTCATTTATCTGATCACAATATAGACTTAATCCTTCCGGCAATCTATTAGGATTTTCTTTCACCCAATCAACCGGCAAAATTTCTCCATCATTATCCGGTAGATTAATGTTATTGTCTGCTAATACATCAATAACTAAACCTAAACAATCATAGCCTTCTTTGCCGCGTCCATTAAATTTATAACTTTCTCCTAAATATTTTTCTAACTGCATCAGTCAACACGCCTTACATTTCTGATTTTTGGAATGTCTAAAAAGCCGCCATAGAATTGAGTATTATTCCAGTACTTACACCCGTGACCACCATTATAAGTTAAGTCGCACCCAGCTTCTAAATGATATTCGTCACCTGTTTGAGCATTTTGAAAAGGATATTCAGCATCAACAAAACCACTTGCTGAATAAATTATTTTCCTACTTTCATTGGCGATTGTTATAATTCCATGTTTCCACCTATCAGCCGGTTGATTCATTTCACTATCATATATTCTATTATTAGAAATGCTGTCAACAGTTCCGTTTGAAGTCGGAATATTATAGCCACAACCTTCTCCACCAAAACCC